CACCACTAATCCTTGCGCTTTTTTACTTGTGGGTTATAATCCGGATTATAACCCACAAGTAAAAAAGCGCAAGGATTAGTGGTGCCATAATCCACGCCAACAATATAAGAGTTCGCTTGAGATAAAGGAAAATCAAGCACATGACGAGACTCATCAAAGTGTGAATAGACGGCTCCCTCTGCCTGTACCCACAGCCCCTCAATAAATCTCTGGTACCACAGTCCCTTGTATTGTCGCTTGATAAACTCTTTGTACTCCTTAGGGAGTGATGGATTATCTTCCATGGTAAACTTGAAAGTCTTAACATCAGGATTTCCTTCCATGAATAATTTAAACCAGTGATAGGGAGAATCGGGGTTGGTAGTGCCAAAGAGCTTTGCCCCTTCAATTGAAAGACGGCCAACTAGCATCTTGAAAACAGACTCAGGTAAAATAGTGATCTCATCGCAGTATGCCGAAGCAAAAGTAGGTCCTCTGATCTTAGCCTCTGCGCTGGAATCATCAGCTGAAATAACGTGGCACTTTCTGTTTTTGATGAATAGCTGACGTTTCCCTCTATAGAACTTAGCTGCAAGTCCTAAGATCTTGTCAAATTCTGGCAGAATGTTACGCTCAAATGAGTCATAGGTGCGTGTAATTAAAGCAAAATCGCCCTCTGGTCCTTTATTGGCCTCATCTACATAGCGCCACAAAGAAGCATGGGTCTTCCCACTTCTAATTGAGCCTTCCCAGATGTTGATTTTTGCATTTGAATTACGAATCGAATCGATTTGCTTGAGTGAAAAGAAATCACTTAAAGACATCAAGAGCCTTTGTTATTGATCCGCTCTAAGATCTTATCGGCAGCGCAAGTGGCAATGTGCTCATGGTCGATTTTGTCCCATTTAAAGCGATTACGCATGATCATTTGTAGACATGCTGGATTAACATCAGGATTCTCGCCTGTTGCTCCTTCCGCTATAACTTTTTCCCAATGCTGAAAACTATCTGTCATTGCTTTCTGAAAGTGTATGGGCGGGAACTCAATGGGGTTATCTGCCATGTATTTATCCATTGTTTCCCACGTACAATTATAGTCTGGATAGTCTGCGTGACGAAATCGCCAAGACATTTTACTAAAGCCGGAAGCAATGTGGTCGCAGTATTGATGATAGGCAATTTGACGGATTTCTGGGTCTTTTAATGCTACGCGATTTTTATTCCCTTTAGGAGCGCCGGCCATAAACTCATTTCTTTAGTTATTTCCTCTATACATACACAAAAAAAGAATTTTTATACATTGCATAATTCAATCTCATGTGATAAATTCACTGGCATTAGAGTAAGTTGCTCTATATAGATTAGATAAACATCATAAACAACAAAAATAAAGGTAATATGGATCGAATTTTGTTCGATGAAATAAGCCAAGAAGTATACGAGTTATCCTTGGAAAGAGAGTTTCTTTTTAGGGAAGTATCAAGAATGAATGAAAGAAGTGATAAAATTTGGAAAAGAATTGAATTTCTCACAAATGATCCCGAGTTTCTTGAATTTTCTAGAGGGGACACAAAATGAGCACACACGAAAACATAGTGCTAGAAGAAAACGCATGGGCGCTTTTTGAAGATTTCTTTGATTCCTGTAGAAAATATCCCAAAAATATCAATCTTTTTATGAAAGCTCAAGGTGTAACTGATAAGAGGGACATAAGAATAAACACGGCTTTTGATAATTTACTTAAATGGGATTATGAATTTTGCCTGAAAGATCCTGTTGAGTGCCTTAAAATGTATTGCTCGAAATCCTCACATACATTAGACTAATCCCGTCTATGAAAATTAGACATCCTACGTTAAAATTTACCCCCGTGATTGGGGATTTTTCATTTTAGAGTAGGATCGTTAGATATCGAATTTCTGCGCTTTTCATAAACTTCAACAGCCTTTTCGATTTCATGAAGTGTCTGAGGAGTAATGGGAGAAATGTCGCCTTTTTGACGCTTTCTTCTCCAAGGCCAACAGGAAATGTTACAGCTACATTCAGAGCAACATTCTGTTTTAGCGTGCTCGCCAACTTTAACTGAAATGGGAGGGATCATACGAACCTCCAACCCCTTATTATAAAGGGTTAATGTAAGGGATTATCCCTTAGTTATACCTACTTATACAGGGTTATATCGCACTTTAGCTATTTTTAGGTATAACTTCAGTTGGCCGGAATTTCCGGATAACTCAACATTTGTCTTTCTTCAGTTCTACTATTTCACGACATATAGCTTCAAGGGCAAGCGGTAGGCTGAAATCATCATTGAATGGATCAGGAACTGGTTCTCCAGGATTCTTTTCCTGAAATTCCCTAATCAGCTTTTTATTCAATTTTTCCGATCTCGCGTGATGTAACTGGAATATCTCTATCAAAGAATCCAAATCATACATTCAGCACTTGCCTTTCATCTTTTTGGCCGCTTCGATCTTCTTGTCGAATTTCTTGTCCGCTTTTAATAAAACCTTGATGTCTTTTTTAGCTTTAGGCTTGTCGTTTTTCTCAACGTCTTTGCGTACTTTCTTTATCAATTTGTCCATAAAAATCCTTTTTAATCATCTAACATAGATTGTCTATAATCTTCACACATTTGCACCATAATTTTCCTAAATTCTTTTTCTGAAAATCCAGCAGCTCTACAGGTTTTAATAAAAGCTAAAGCACCTGCGGCCATCTGAACTCCAGGAGGAATATCCTTTTCATTCATAGCCTTGATAAAAGTAAAAGCAAGCGTCTCGGCATAGATTGCATGTTCATGGTTAGTTTTCATTCATCATCCTCGTGTACTTGTGCATCACTTAAGTTAGCAATATCTCCAAAAAACTCACAAAGCTCATCACTAGCAACAGCAATACGAGCAATAGTATCTTGAAAATCTTGTTGGTTATCGTTGATTTGAAGATCGGATTTCAGAGAAGCGTCCAAATCCCAAGCCAAATCGATCAAAAAAGTTACCATGGCTCTTTCTTTTTCTTCACTATGAAGATAATTTAAAATCTTGTTTAAGCTTTTAGCAGACACTTCATAACGTCTAGTCATTTAGCCTTTTTTTTCTTAGCCTTCCTAGCAACTGAGTAAGCAATGGCAACAGCCTGTTTTTGGGGCTTTCCTGCATGCATTTCTGCTTTTATGTTTTCAGAAAATGCTTTTTTAGAACTAGATTTTTTCAGAGGCATAAATTTCCCTTATGGTTATGACCGTTCTTGGAGTTTCACTGTAATATTTAGAAGCATAAATCTCAGTAATCTGAGAGTCATTTTCAAAGATAATTCCTTGCATAGCATCGAGAGTAAACTTAAGCAAATTGTCAATGTCCGGGCGAATAAAATGGCGCAAGCAATTATTCAACCTTTTTTCTTTTTCTTTCTTAGACATAGTTTTTGGAAAAGGTAAATAATAAGTGATATCAACTGACAAAGGTTCTCCCTTTAAAATGCTGTCTTTGAACTGTTCCTTGAAACACCATTGAGCCAACTCTTTTTCTAATGCATTTGGTTTGTATACATTTCTAGTAAATCTCACTCTTTTCTGAGCCACCGGTATACCTTCTAAAGTAAATACATACATAAAATTTAGATTACAGTGTAGTCAAACAATTCATCAATAGTAACTTTTCCACCTGTCTTCTGATAAATCTTGCTAGCAAGCCGAATCGAAGGCCTTCCCTTCTTCTTCAAAAGGCGATAAACCGTTTGTGGTGTTACTTTTAAGAGCCTTGCAAAGTCCATTCCGTTCAATCCGTTAGCATCTAAGTAGTCTTGTAGTTTCATACATTTCCTCTATAACCGTTTGACATTAATCATTAATGCACTTACATTACATGATAAGAATATAAACACTATAAATATAGGTAATAAATGTCAAGTGAAACATTGATAAAAGAAGGCTATTTACGTATCTCAGAAGTCTTAAGATTCTTCACTTCATTTGCTGGAATAGACGCAGGTGTCTTAGAAGCAAAAGCTTTAGTCGGCACTAATGTCCACAAAGCCATCGAGTGTTATTTCAACAATGTTTTCTATCCCCTCACGGAAAAAGAAGAAAATTATTTTCAAAGCTTTCTGAAATGGCAAGAAAAGAGCGGGATAGTCCCAACACACAAAGAAATCAGGCTCTACGATACGGACCTAATGATCACCGGACAAGTAGATATGATCGCTAGTGTAAACAACAAATCGGCTCTCTTTGACTTCAAAACTAGCGCTGTGAAAAGTGAAAAGATCTGGGCATTACAAGGAGCTTTTTATTTCTACTTAGCAAGACGTAATAAGCTAGACGTGGGCGATTCTTACTTCTTTGTACACCTAAAAAACACAGGAGCTTGCGCTCATATTTGCGATTTTACCTTCACAGAAGAGCTTTGGAATGTGTGTAAATCAGCAGTAACACTTTATAGATATTTCAATAAGAGTTGACAGATATTGTCTATGAAGATTAGACTATTGTCATAGAAGATGCCCCCTGTTAGAGCAGGGGGTATCAAAGGAACTAAAACATAACCCTGGAGAGGAACATGTTTCATAAACAAAATAATCAAAACCAAGAATTTCAAGCTACAGATTCTTTACTCAAAGAAATATATAACGAGCAATCAAGCCAAATCTCAAAAATTGTTTCAGAATTGAAGATAAAACAGTCAGAAACAGATTCACTGGTGAGACGATTAGAAATATTCCTTGATATACACCAATAATAAAGTTTAAATTTAACAAGGAATAAATATGTCTTTCAATCACATGGGATTTTCATGTCCTCCTGAGCCAGATTGCTGGAGAGGAAATTTCTTAGAGTACTTAGACGAAAAAGGTCTAATAGAAGATGAATATTATGAATTATTAAATAAACAATATGAGGAACAATATGAATGATTTAGCATTATCACAAAACAAACAACAGTTCGATCTTGATTATTTCAAGTCACTGGCCAAAGTTGCACTTTCCAGCGGTAACTACGCAGGCATGAAAGAAGCAGAAATGCTCAACTTAATGATGTCAGCCAAGTCACTCGGCGTAGACCCCTTAAAAGCGATTAACGGTGGTTTTTACATCGTTAAAGGCAAAGTGATCATGTCTACAGCTTTAATGTCCGATCGCATCAGAAAAGCCGGTCACAGCATTAAAATCGTGGAATGGAGTACCGATAAGTGCACCATCATTGGAATCAGAAAGGACAATGGCGACTCGGTGAAGGTAGAGTACACCATGGACGATGCAAGATTAGCTGGTCTATCGGAGTCACCTACGTGGAAGAAATTTCCAAAGAATATGCTCTATAATCGTGCAATGTCTACACTTGCAAGAGTGCTATATAGTGACATTTTAGGATCGGCTTATTCAGAAGATGAAGCTCATGACATTAAAAACATAAAACCAGAAGAAAGAGCAGAGATTGGAACAGAAATCGACATCCAAGCTTCTGAAACTCTAGAAGAAATGAACAAAGACATTGAAGAAAAGTTCTGGGTAAACGTCGATGTGTTCCCGATGAAAGATAAAATTGCCGAATATCTAGACTTTTGCTGCGATAAGCACAAATGTGATCCTTTCGATTTGATGAAAAGGGCCAATGAAAATCTAGACAAATTCAGAGATTTTTTTGATAAATGGCTCCTTGAAAAAGAAATGACTTCTAAAAATTCAGCCTAGAAGATATAAGAATAATTGCAAATCTCCATTTGCGTGTCCTTAGTCGGTATAATCGATTACCCTCAAGCAACCACTTGAGGGTTTTTTATTTTTCTAATCACTCCAATAAAAAAACCCCAAGTTTCCCTGGGGTTTCAAAACTCTCAAACTTTTACATTTGCAATTTTTGTAACTGATCTTTTACCATCAGCTAAATTTTAAATTGACGAAGTTTCAGCCTTCTCAATTTATAACTTTCGCATTTTATAACTCGCGAAAGCTTATAAAAAACAGCAATAAACCTAAAGTAAAATAAAAGGTTATAGCTGTCAAGAGAAGACTGAAGCTTCTGAGATTTATTTCAATCTAAGGAGTTTTTATGTCCGTTTCCCAAGTAGATCACAAGTACTTCTCTCTTATCCTCAACATCATAGATGAAATCCTAAAAGATCCTTTTGAAATGAGATTATATATCAAATATAAACGAATTGCGGGAGACAGTGGGGCTTGTTTTAAATCTAATAATCATTTGGCAGCAGAATGTGGGATGAGCAAAAGTCAATTAATAAGAACCAAAAAAAAGCTTGCCCAACCTCGAAAAGAATTAGGGGGTAAATCTCTCATAACTATCAAAATAAGATTTAAAGATGATGGAAACAGAGAAACGGATAGTGTCGTAATAAATGATCTATGGGCAGAAAACGCTGAATTTTTTAAAAATATTTCTAAGGGTAGTGTCACAGGTACACCAGGGATAGTGTCTGACATACACGAGGGTAGTGTACCTGGTACACCCAAAGAAGAACCCTTTAAGAAGAACCCATCTGAAGAATATACCTCCTCCTTACCTCCTCAAAAAAAGCCGCCTCTGAAGTATCGAACCAAAGAAGAAATATGGAGGGGGTTTTTTTTAGATTCAGAACATCGTGAAATTTTCGATGCAGCTTGGGAAGAATATAAAAAGCAACCTCCTGGATCTGTGAAACATCTTATTGGATGGTTAAGAAAAGTTTGTATTCGTATATCGATAGAAATGTTTGAAATAATGGAAGTGGAAGAAAGAACAAAAAGACATAAAGATGAAGCCAGATCTAGAGATAACTTTGGAGAGAAAAATACCATCGTTGCTGGCGAAGATAGCGTTGAACTTGTGTTTGGTGTAAAGTCTATATTTGTAAAATATGATGTTTCAGATAATGAATGGCAAGAAAAGACTGATTTAATATTTGGAAAGCGCGACAAATTTGAATTTGTAGGCCTTTAAAAGGCTCTAGGATAGATTATAAATGTTTAGGAGTATGAAGACCTGGCTAGGAGTTAGACTCGCTAAATGGTACCTTAAAAGAAGCCTAAGACGATTTTTAAAAGCACACGAAAGGACGCTAGATGAAATATCACGGGATTGAATTATTTAACCATATCTGGAGAGCATTCCGAATAGCCGCCATTACAGTGGCCATTTTTTTGTTGTTTCTGAAGGCTATGAAAGCTGATTGTTTAGGCCATCCGATTGATATCGAAATAGGGATCCAGATAGCCATTGAAGAATTTAGGCGTGAGCAAAGAGAACTAGAGCATGCTTTTGATTGGATTTATGAAGATGATGGAAGGGGTAAAGAGCCTGAAAATAGAGGAAGTTTGACCAATCGCGATCGAGACCGAGACTAGGCTTTGTCTTTCATATGAAAGTAGACATAGATGCCCAGGCCAGATACGACTGCAAAAATGGAAATACCTAAAAAACAATCCATTTAGTCCTCTATTTTGGTTTTTCATCAGGAACATCAATCTTAATGTCTAAATCACTTTTAGGATTTTTAACATCGAAACTAATCTCTTCACTATCTTTAAACCAAGAACAAGAAGCCATTGCGATTAGAACAAAAGAACAAAGCAAATAATGCATTAAAACTCCTTTTATACTGCGATTTCCCAAACTGTTAAAGAGGCAGTTGCTGCACCACCATATTTTCTACTACTGTTTCCATTTAATGATATTTGATTTCCTAAACTTCCAACTCCAATTCTAATTCTAAAAGTAATGGCAGATGTAGTTCCAGAAACCTTTCTAAATCTTAGAAAAGTAGTATTCCATATTTCGCTCGCAGCTCCTGTATCTTGTATAGCCACCGATACAGCATTTAAGGCATTTGCAGTAGCATCTTGAAAAAGAGCCACACATCCTGGTAATTGACCTTGATTAAATATAAAACCACTAAATTCTATCATTAATAAATTAGTAGCGCTTGTAGGTGTAATAGAACAGGTTAATATTTGAGTACCTTCGGTAATTTGTGGGATAGTATCGTCATAAGGAATAGAAGTAGCAACTGCCACAAATGAGTTTGTCGAGTTATAGGCTTGCTGGACTAGCCCACCAGGTGCCGGAGTAGTTGTCCATTTCAATCCCGTAGTTTGCGTACTATCCGCAGTCAAAATAGTGCCATTAGCTCCCACTGGAAGAATAGCAGGTCTTGTTCCTGTTCCCCCCATGATATCGCCTTTAGTTGACTGATATGGTTGATTAATTACGTTTTGAGTCATTTTTTCCCTTTTTTATGCAAATATATAATTACCACTACCATCTATTATAGTATATACAGTGTTGGCTGTTGTACAAAGTAACTCTACAGAATCATTTTTAGCAGTCGAAGTTAAAGTTCCGGCAACTCCTACTGTAGTCGCAAATGTATCTAATATAATCGACTGTCCGGCATTTTGGGTGATTTGCCATCCACCAGCACCTTTTCCTACAATACGAATAATGGTTCCAAAAGCAGATGTAAGAGGTAAAAGAAGTAAAACTGGCGCAGCATTATTGGCGACGTAGCCATTATTATTAACCATTTGTGTAGGGCCAACTACTGTAACTTCGGTCCAAGAAAGTCCCCCACCTGTAGAATTGATAGTGATTGTAGATCCGGCCCCTGATGTAGAAGTACCACCACCGCCAAAAACATTCAAGTTATTGGCTGCTGGCACCGCGACACCAGAATCAGTGGTATATTGGGAAGCAACAGTCGCATCAACATTGATAGTGACAGTATTACCAGCTCCAGTTGTAGAGCAAAGAGTGCCGCCTAAGACATTCAAGATATTTGCAGCAGGCGTAGCCGCACCAGCATCAGTGACAAAAGAAGTAGGAATTGTCGCTCCGGCAGTGATAGTTACCGTACTTCCTGCCCCTGATGTAGTAATACCGCCAGCACCTAAAACGTTTAAATTCCCAGCTGCAGGGATAGCAACCCCAGCATCGGTTGTATATTGATCAGCTACAGATCCATCTAAAGTTATTGTGAGAGTATTTGTCCCAGGATTACCAGTGACAGTGAGATTTCCACCAGATAGAAGATTAATATTATTAGCACCATCCGGACCAACGGCACCTCCAACATCTCCTGTAATTGTTAAAATTCCCGTACCACTAGAAGCAGCCATTACCCAGGTTCCAGATGTAGCGGTCCTATCAACCATGAACCAAGCTCGTTGTGCTACAAAGTTAATCCAGATTGTACCGATAAAAAAGTTACGAAAGTCTGCAGTTGTAGGATCACGAGTATCTTCCCAAATGCCATTTGGAAAGACATTGGTTGATGGGTAGGTGAGAGTGCTTTTATTTAAAAATGGCATAATTTTCTTATCCGTTAGGATATTTAACAATTGGAGGTGTAGGGGGACTTTCTATCACGATCACATCGGTGAAGTTAAATAAAACAAGTAGAAGAAGTATCATTCTCTAATCCCTTTCTATTAATTTTTAGTGTGAACATATTTTTTCTTTTTTTACACAAAATAAATTACTGTTCCCTGGAATGTAGCAGCGGCATTACTCATTTGTATATTCGCTTGTCCAACACTACTTCCACTTTGGATATAATTTGCATTAGTGGAGTTTTGTATTATTTGAAATGAAGAACTTGTTAGGGCAGCCCCCCAGGCCCATCCAGTAGCACTAATAGTCATTGCTCCGATCTCAGCATTCCCAGTAGTATTATTAGAGGTAAATGGCAATGATCCGAATCTAGCAGCTCCTGTTCCTGTTGCACCAGTAATTACAATGACCAAAGAACACCAAACAAGATTCCCAATTTTAGTATAATAACCTTGTTGAGTTGTATATGTAGTTGTACCAGCAGTGGTTGTTCCGACCACTGTTGGAGTCCACGTTCCAGTAGAATAATTGTTTATGAAATTTGTCCCGTCGAATGTTACCCCAGTAGTCGCTCCAGGAGATGCTCCAATGCCAATTCCAGATATTCTAGGAAATGCAGTAAAAGCCGGATCAGCAGCTACTCCACCACTAACTAATATTTGGCCAGTTGCAACTGGCGCAATTGATGTAATTGCATTCGAAGCCCCACCAACTAGAACAGCATGTTGTGTGACAGCACTTGCTGTAAAAGCAGACGTGCCATTTCCAGTCAAAACACCTGTTAGTGTTGATGCGCCAGACCCTCCCGCATTCACAACCTGTGGTAATGGACCATTATAACCAGGCATTAAATTCCTCTAAATTTGATAAGATATTGTACCTACAGCTATAACCCCAGCATTACTCATTTGCATTAAAGCACCAGCGCTTAAAGTTCCAGAAACAAAAATAGTTAAAATAGTGGCATTGGGAGCGCCTTGAATTGCTAGAGAAGTTGTTCCTACAGGCCAAGCCCATCCCACTGCTGCGAATCTCAAAGTTCCTGTGACAGTTCCATTGGTCTGATTTTTAATTGTAAATGGTAATCCGCCAATTTGTGCATTTCCAGTGCCTGTTGCAGCAGTTATATTGATATTAAAAAATACAGTAACTAAATTGCCGATTCTTGTGTAATAGCCTGCTTGCGTAGTATAGGTAGTAGTTCCAGAAACAGCTCCATCGAGAGTAGGAGTCCAAGTCCCTACAGCGTAATTATTTAAGAAGTTTGTTCCGTCGAATGTTATTCCAGCTGTAGAACCTGCTGAAGCACCTACACCGAGCCCTGAAATTTGAGGGAAGGCGCTAAATGAGGGATCGGCAGCTACTCCACCACTAATAACAACCTGATTAACAGCAACGTCTGCAAGAGATCCAACAGCATTAGATGCACCGCCTAATAAAATAGCATGTTGAGTAATTGTAGAAGCTGTAAATGCACTGGTTCCATTCCCAGTGAGCACCCCTGTCAGAGTATTCGCTCCTGAACCACCGGCATTTACTACTTGAGGTAATGGACCATTATAAGCCATTAGAACACCTGATAATTTGCGCCATCAAACACAACGCCTATAGATTGAAAAGCAGTCTTCATCGAATAAGTAGTTTGTCCGTCGAATGTCACAGTTCCCCCTACCGTTGTAACACTAATATTGCTAGCTACTGCTGTTCCGTTAGAGTCTTTGACATAAATTACACGTCCGGTAGTTGGAGCATTAGGCAATCTTAAAGTTACTGCCCCTCCTGAGGTATTGACTGCTAAAAATTGATCGGCGGCAAGTACTGTGTAAGGAGAAGCGGCATTATTAACAGTAGTGATAGAAAAAGATGTAGCTGTAGATGCTATTGTGATTGAATTACTACCAGGAGTAATAGTGATTCCAGCTCCTGCAGTTAGAGATGCAGCTGCGGGAGCGCCCGCAGTTGATCCAATAATAAGCTGTCCATCACTCGCTAGAGCTGTAACTACAGGAACACCGGTCGAGTTTGTAGTCACTACTGCTCTATTAGCTGTTGCTAGACCACTCACGACGTTAGTAGCAGATGAATACAAAATTTGGCTTACAGTAGTAGTAGAAGGATATGTAGCTGTAGAATATGAAGGATCAGCACCAGAGTTATTTTGAAGAACAGCACCAGTATTAGCAGTTGCTGCAATATTTGTAATGGTTGCAGTCCCAGCACCAACAAGAACTGCATGATTGGTTAATCCTGTTAACTGTACGGTTTCAGTGTTTGCCGAACCTGCTACTGTAATGCTGCCAGTCCCTAAGATGTTAAAATTTCCAGCTAAAGGAGATTCTGCCCCACCACTATTCCCGGTGATTGTTGAAATTCCACTTGATGCTGCTGCCTGCCAAGATGGGGGCGCACCAGCATTTGCAGTTAAAACAAATCCTGGAGTTCCTGAATTAGGAAGCCAAGACGGAACACCAGCCGCATTGTCAGATATTAAAACTCCATCTACAACTGCTGTAATACCGCTGACCACATTTGTTGCTGAAGAATATAGAATCTGATTAACAGTAGTTGTTGCCGGATAAGTTGCAGTGCTAAATCCAGGATCAGAAACTAATCCATTGGACATAAGAACTGCACCCGTAGAAGCAACAGGTCCAACTTTAGTTATAGTTGCAGTTCCAGCTCCTATTAAAACAGCGTGGTTTGTAAGACCTGTTAGTTGAACTGTTTCTGTATTAGCAGACCCAGCAATGGTAATACTTCCAGTTCCTAGAATATTAAAATTACCGCCTAGAGGAACTTCTGGACCGCCACTATTTCCAGTTATCGTAAGAATAGCGCTTGAAGCACCCGCTGGTTGGAATGTAGGATCAAATCCTGGTCCATTGGATGTTAAGATCTCTCCAATGTTTCCAGATGATGTCCAATTTAGCGCACCAGAGGTCGTATTGCCAATCGCAACTCCATTAGCAGTCTGAGTGCCGAGTTTTGCAGCTAAATTGGAAGAGGTGAGCGCATTATTTGTGTCTGTTCCGGCGATTGCCTGAGCATCGGTTGCAAGTTTAATTGTTCCAAACTGTCCAGTAGAAGATTGTAATGCAGAAACAGTGATTGTATTGGTTCCAGGATTACCAGAGGTGGTAATTCCTGTCATTGTAGAACCCAATAAATTGATATTGAACGCTGCATCTGGACCGACTGGACCGCCGGTATTAGCAGTCAAAGTCTCAATAGGAGCGGCACCCGATCCCCCACCGCCCTGTAAGATACCTTCTTGAGACATTTACTTAACCTTGGTTAGACTCCACCGGCTGCATAACATACTTCGATCCAAAAACTACCTGAAGCAGGAAGAGCTCCTACAGCTTTTACATAGAAGATTGTCCCTAGATCGACAAAGAAACCATCATCTGAAACTTTATCAGAGCAAAAGTCAAAAAGCTTAAAGCTATTGGCAGCGATGCGAAGGTTATTAGTAGTTCCATCGAAAGAGACATATAGCTCAGTATTGGTACCATTGTTAAAAGTGACAATACGAGAATGATCTGTGAGCCCAGTGCCCACTGCTGTAAATGATCCTGTAATAGCACCAAATGCAGCCTCTCGTACCGCTTCAAATCTTACTCTAGTACCAAATGCCATAAAATCTCCCTATACTGCCGCAACTTCAGGTTCTTTTTTGTCTATTGCTTGCTCATCTGCTTTTTGATTCTCTAGAATTTTGTTTATCACAAAAGCTTTCATTTGGCAAAGAGCATCATGCACTTCACCAAGTGGAGCATCTGGCAAACATTCATAGATATGAGCTCTTTCACCGATCTTTACTTCAAGCAATGTTTTGTTTTTTAGCATTCATTTTCCTTTATGTTAATTATCCTACTAATCTTCCACAGAAGTAAGTAGTTCTAGTTGCACCGCCTAAGATATCAACGGTTGCAGCAGCTTCACCTGATACTGTCATAGTAACAGTAGCAGTGTCTGCAGCTGCCATATTAGCAAGCACGCTGATATCGATAGTTTCATCTTGAGCACCAGCAGCTTTAATAAATGTTTTGGTATAGGTAGCAGCCGATGTCACGATGTTAAGCACAAATGTTGTTGCAATTGTACAACCTGTAAAGGCTACTTGAGCCCTTAGGTCATAAATACCAGTAACAGGAGCAGTAAAGAGACCACCTGTAGTTGCGTTAGAACCCCTATCAAACACTTCAGTTAGAGCGTCAGTTCCCAGAGTATAAGAAGTTCCATCTCCAGTTTTATTAACAGCAGTTGCTGCCAAGTATTCTAAGAAGCAAGGGTTAGTTGATTGAATAACACTTCCAACTAAGGTCAAGTTGCCAGAACCTGCGTTAATAGTAGTTGCAGAGGTGGTGTTAGTACTTCCTAATGTAACCGCATTAGCTCCAGCACCTGATGCAATTGCTAGAGTTTTTCCTCCAGTAGAGTTAGCGATATTAATAGTTTGAGCGCCAGTTCCACCAAACACAGTTGCAGTACCAGTATTCGCTCCCGTCCCGCCTAAGTTAAAGGTAGCAGATGTAATACTTGGAGCAATAGATACAGTACCTGTTGCAGCACCATCGATACTTAAGTTTCCAGTACCGTAGTTAATGGTGGTTCCAGATGTTGTGTTGCTAGATCCAAGAGTCACAGCTTTTGCTGCAGCACCTGTACCGATTGAGATAGTAGTAGCTGCTGCATCATTACTGATAGCAAGAGCTCCTGTACCAGATATCATCGTTAACGCGCCGTTGGTTGCGGTGATATTTAAAGCACCAGAACCAGAGCGTACGGTTGTTGAAGAAGTACTGTTGGTAGAACCAAATGTTGCCGTCTTAACAGCTGCTCCAGTTGCAATATTAACAGTGGTTGCCGCTGCATCAGAGCTAATTGAAAGAGCGCCTACACCTGAGTTAATAGTAAGAGCACCACCTGTTGCAGTGATGTTAAGAGCACCAGATCCAGATTGAAGAGTTGTTGGAGATGTTGTGTTAGTGCTTCCTAAAGTAAGAGTTTTAACACCAGCTCCAGTACCAATATTTATTGTAGTTGCTGCCGCATCTGCAGAAATACCGATAGTTCCAGTACCACTAGCAAGCGTCATTGCGCCGTTAGTAGAGGTGAGAGTAAGAGCGCCTAATCCGGATTGGATAGCAGTTGCAGATGTAGTATTTGTAGAGCCAACAGTGAGTGTTTTAACTCCAGCGCCGGTTGCCAAGTTAACAGTTGTAGCTGCAGCATCCGTGCTTATTCCAATTGCTCCAGTTCCTGAGTTGATGGTGATGGCACCATTCCCAGTGTTATATGTAATACCACCACTACCAGCTTGAAGAGTAAGAGCTGAAGTTGTGTTAGTAGAGCCGATAGTAACAGCTTTAGCACCAGCGCCAGTTCCGATATTAACCGTGTTAGCAGTTGCATCGGCACTGATACTCATCGTTCCTGTTCCAGAGGCAAGCGTCATTGCAGAGTTAGTAGATACAATCGATGTACCTCCAGAACCAGATGTGATTGTAATGGATGTAGCACCTGTTGCGTTACCAAACGTGTTGATCGAAGCTCCCGTTGTTGCAAGAGTGGTTGCGCCAACAGAGTGGAAAGTAGTACCAGCTGTCATGCCAGTAGTAGAAGCAATGCTGCCAGGAGCTACAAAAGCAGAAGGAATGCTTAAGGTAATGACACCTACACCGGCAGTAGTGGCAATTTCAGAGCCAGTACCTGCGATTTGAATGTTACCAGCTGATGGGTTAACAAGAGTTGAGGAATCATCAGAGAGAGTATTAAGAGGACCGCCTGCGCCCGCACCGAGTAAGCCCCAAGTTGCAACGCCTGCTGCAACCTTCCCCAATGCATAAACATCACCAGATGATTTATTTACCCAGATTTGCCCTATGGGAAATCCAGTATCACCGGAAGACGGTGCTCGTTTAGCTGTAATTGGTTTTGTTGCAAATCCTGTAAAGTTAGGCTGTGGCGACCCTGAAAGTGTCTCAGCCTGTGGTCCTTGTTTTTGTGCCATTATGACCTCACGCCATGTTAAGATTAAAATAGAAACTGTGTTTTCAGAATGAAGCAATAAAATGTTTAAATCAAGAAATGATTGATGGTTGTTTATAATTCAATACAATGATACATTAATCTCTCAATGGGGATTAGAGAAGGGTTTTACATATGCAAGTAAGGCAAATTAAAGTAGAACAGAACTTAGGTGATAAGATTTGTCACATGACAATTTGGGTAGAAGACACTGAGAAATTGAAGGAAGGGGTCTATATTACTCTGAAGGATTTGCCTCTTAGAAAAGTTGAGAAAGAATGGTGGAAGATCATTGAAATGTACGACTCTGTTTTGGATAAGCAAGACTTGCATAAACCTTGGAAAGTAGGTGGATTATGATGATTTGGCCAATGATTTTAGCAACTATTATTTTAGGAATGGGAATTTACTGGAGTTTTTTACATGGAAGGTAAACCGAGAAATTGGGAAAAGTTTGCAGTTTATATCGCTGCAATTACATCAGTCATAACATTTATGGTGTATATTTCTGACATAAAGGAAAGAATCGCCAAACTCGAAGTTAAATACGATCTAGGAGAAAGAGTGAAAGCTTTGGAAATTGTAAGTGAATGTGAGATTAGATTTAGAGAGGAGAAATGATTTCATTAATATTAACGATACTAGGAGTTTTATTAGTATTAGCGCTAGTTTCTAATTTAATGATTTCATTATTTATATTTTTTTTAGACCTTCCAGATTATTTATATAAATTTATCAAAAAATAAAGGAGAAATAAAATGAAGAAAGCAATTTTAATCGCGTGTCTTGCAATTTCCGGATCAGTATGCGCAGCACATAAATTTAATCCCATGACACACAGATGGGAAACAGTGCCTCAAAATTCAGAGTTGAAATATAACGTATTTCAACACAACTGGTCTTATCAACCTGAGGGCACTCAATTGGAATACAATCCTTTCGAAAAGAAATGGGAATGGGATTCTGGTCTTAATAACGGATATTAAAAAATTGTGCCCAAATGAAAGAAAAACGGAATGACTCAATTTTCCGCTATTCAGATTTATTCGATGATCATATGCAAATTGCAAAAAAAAAATTCATCGAGAAGTACGGTCGTGAACCTACGCTCGATGAAAACTTGAAAGAATATAGAATTTTAATGGAGTATTTTTATGACTGAAGAAGAAAAAGAAAAACTTTACGTAGAGTTTGAAGAAAGGCAAGGAAAAGATTTTGGATATATGCTTGTTTTTATTGGAGCGTGTTGGCTCTTGTATTATGCAGCTACTTCGTTGCTTTTTTAATAATCCTATTTACTTTTGATGTAGAATGTTTTTCTTTTAATTCTTGTACATGTTTATTAAATTCTGGACTGTTTCTTAGTTTTTTAAGTTTATCAGCTTCATAGTTTTCAAATAATGTTCTTATGGAATGGGCCACTAGAGGAGTTAAACCTAGAGTGCCCACTCTTCCACCAGCTGTTTTTCCAGTAGCAGCCCCAATAATTCCTGAAAGAACAGCTTGCGAAGGATGATAACCGAAAAATTCCTCTGTTAAACCTTGCAATGTTCCAATAATCAAAGACCATTTCACCGCGCTTTTTGCCTTTGGAAAAAATCCCGCGGTTCTTTTTGTAAACCCTGAAATATCCTTATCAGTTACCGATCCCTTTTTAGCTTTTGCCTCTAAATTTTTCCATCCACCTTTGATTTCACTTAAAAAGCTCTTTACTTCTTGAGGGCTAGCATTACCTTCTTTAGCAATGGCATTGATCTTTTCTTCTGTGGGCTTGATTATTGCTTCTTTGGCTTCTTGTGCGACTTTCTGAGGTGAGCCTAAGGCTTTACCTTCCTTTACTTCGCCAGCAGATTTAATAGCTTCTGTTCCCTTTTGAGCAACCTTGGCTTCTTCAGCATTTGCAATCTGTTTCCATTTGAAGAAATCTTTTTGGAAAGCATCTACATCCTTTCTCAAATCTTTGAGCATCTGGCGATAGAAAGCCCCACTAGCAGGCTTATCAATCTCCCGCATTGCTCTACGCTTATCAATCTGATTTAAAACTTTAGCTTCGCCTATCTTTTTAGCTTCATCAACTATATGACGCAATTCAGTAGCATTAGTAACTTGTTTTGCAAGACGTTTATTTCCTGTTTTTTCCTTAATGAAATCACCAAGTTCTTTTGAAAGCTCTCCATAGGCTTTGTTATATTCTTGATGGATTTTAATAAACTCATCAAAAACAGGTTTACTAGGAATTTCTCCTCGAGCTGCTAATTTCTCAGCAGTTGATATTGCCTCACGGTCTCTTTCTATTCCTTTTCTAAATGCTTCCACTTTTTCAGCAGTAGGATTTTTAATTCCTTCTCGCAGCTTCTCAAATGTCTCACCAATTTGCTTCTGAATATCTTCAGTGGTCATTGGACGACGACCGTATTTAATCTCAAAATTCAAGTTTTTAAGTTCGTTTAGAGTTTTCTCATGAGTTAAACGATCATGAGCTAATTTAGATTCAATTTGTCTAATTTGCTCTGGCACTAAATCACCTGCACGAATAGCACTCTCAGAAGAGAGGATCTGGTATTGGAGATTTTGAAGACGGCGTTCATTCTGTTTAATTTGAGATTCAAGAGGTCTAATTCTTTCAGCTTCTTTAGCTATGGTTTCAGGCCTAGATTTGACTTCTTTTTTTGGAGCATAATATTTCTCTAAAGGACTTTTTGGCAGTTTTTTTGCAACATCTTCACGAACTTTTTGCAATTGTTTAACATTTTGTCTTTCAGCAGTTTTAAATGTGTCTGAAACTTTATTAACTTCTTTTTGAAGTTCGTTAATCGCTGCAGGATCACCTTCTCCTGCTTTTAAAACATTGACACCACGCTTTTCTAGATTTTGTGCAGCTTCTTGTATAATTTTTTCTTTTGGAATCTCTGCGACCTTAGAAGCTTCATTTAAAGCTTTAAATGCCGAAGGAACACGCGTAACAACTTTTTCTAATCGTTGAAAAAGAGGAGCAAGACTTAACCCTAATTTTTCAGCAGCTGCTAATCCTCCCAGGCCACCAATGAATTGTCCAATTTCTCCAAAACCTGCAGACTTGAATATTTCTTCAGCTGATTGGGCTGCAACCATTGGAATACCACCCAATGTTGAAGCGCCTGTTACTCGCTGAATAGCCTTATTAACATTCCCTAAAATATCGCCTTCAACATTTTCGCCAATTATCCCTCTTCCACCTGTTAATTCGTCAAAGTTCTGAAGAGCATTAGATGTATCTAAAGTAGATCTTGGAAGAGCTTGGGCACGTTCATTTTGAGCTGCCACTTGCTCTGGAGTCATTCCCCTTAGAGCTTGAATTCCTTTTGTACCTAATCCTCCAAGAAAATCACCTGCTTTACCTAATGCAGAAGCTAACCCGACAGCAGGTCTGGCCAATTTTGCTGTTGCACCTTTAACATTTTCTCCTAAGTCTTTAAGAAGTCCTTGAGTTTTCGTAGTAGGTTTTTGAGGCTGAAATTCTGGAGAGGTTAGTCTTTGATAAGATAAAAGAGCAGCAGAAAAAGGATCCATATTAGGATCTGATTCAAATAGATCTAAAGCGAATTTACGAGCTTTATCATGTGCAGCAGAATCATAAGCTTGCCCTTGAGTTTTCAATAAAGAAGTTAAGAATTTATCCACTTGGGGACGTCCTTTTTCTAGACGGTCCTTTTGTTGATGAAATTTATTGACTTGATCTGCCAATCCTTGAGAAATACCAGCACCAAGTCCAGTTCCTAATGCCTGTCCTAATTGACTTCCGAATCCAGGATTCCCTTCTAGTATTTGTACTTGTGGCATAGTTTCCTCTTATGCAAATAATGCTGCTGATCCTGCTTGTCCTATTCCTTGACCAATTCCTTGTCCTGCTGAGATTCCAAGTTGTTTTAGGAAAGATTTTTCTTTGGGGACAAATCCTCGAGTATTTAGTCCTAACAATTGCATCAAGTTTTGGAAAAGTTGATTACTAGATTGTAATTGAAGACCTGATCTTAACGACGCTAAATTCTCAGAAAGTCCTGCACCTGCTTGCCCAAGTGCTTGCTGAAATCCAGAAGATGAACCAGCACCAAGTCCTGCAAATTGCTCTGCAAGCTGAGGAATCGTTTGTTCGTTGAATTGTCTCATGAGTGGTTCTTCGAACTTAGAGAAGGCTTCAGGACCTCCTTGAGAGAGTTCTTGAAGGAATTCTAACCCTGTAGGCATCCCATTGCCTTGTCCACTTAAAGCTGCAAAGATTTGATCTAGAAGATTTCCTTGTCCACGATTTAAAGTGGAGAATTCTCTAAATCCTTTTGGAGCTGCATATGGATCGCGAATCTTTGGAACGCTTGCGGATTTATTGTTACCCAAAAGACTACTTACTCCTTGTCCTGCGCCGTAAAGAGGAGAAGCTATAGGACCTAAGGCTTGAAGGAATTGAGACATATGATCACCTGTTTTTGTTTAGGTTATCATTGTCAAGGGATTTTTTGTATAGGAATTAAACGTGTGCTTTCATATGGTTTGATAATTTAAGAAAGTTGTCCAAAATGACTAAAATCTCAATAGAAGCAGAATACGAGCTATTGTCTGTTCTAAACGAATTGAAAGGCGCCCAAAAGGATTTTATCGATGAACTGAAGTCCCCTCACTTTTCTCCAAAATTAATGAAGCAAAGAGAAAGATTTATTAAGTTGTGGAAAGAATATTGGAACATGAAAAGAGAGCTTAGTTCTTCAAATACTCAAGTACCACAATTGCACTCGTAATATTCGGAGCTGCTGCTCCATTGGAAATAATAATGTTTGCCGCTGTAACTCTTAATTCGATCTGTTGATTTACTGCGGTCACTGAAGAATATGGAATCGGCCTGAAATCTGGAGTTGCTGTGATTGCTGTTCCATAAATATGGGTAAAAGCAGTAATTCCTGTTATCCCGTGAGCAGTTGTAGAAGTCGCACCAGCCGCTATTGCTCCAATTGGGAAAACCTGTCTAAAAGTCATTCTTTTGAATTGAGTATTTGCAGGATTGAACCATTGTTCTCCGGTTTGAAACTCAACCTGATCATATATACCAACTTCTCGAGTATTGGTGACATTAGCGATGTTTCTATAGAGCTGCAAAAAAGTGACTCTGAACTCGTCAAATTCATCAGGAAAATAAATGCTAGTCTGTAAAAAAGGACCCAAGGAATTAGCAGGATCAAAAGTCATATGAGAGTCTTCCTGCTGGTGAAACGTACATGATTAGAGCATGAATACGGATATTAGCAGTCGCAGTTTCTAAGACCTGCATTTGATCATCGCTAAGTGTGATGCCTAACTGAAAGAATGAGCCAATAGTGTTCGTGTAAAAACGATGCCAAATCCTACTTTGACCACCATAAATGGCTGTTGTCGATTCAGTGCTAGTTAACACGACTTGTGAGTCAGTGATCACCGATGTATTGCTATTAACATAGACATTAATAGTAAATTCACCATCTTGAGTTCTATCTGCTAAAATATCGATATAATTTAGCTTTACACTATCCCCTTGCTGATAGAAAGGATTAAATTCTTTAGTGATGATATCAGGCCTAGGAAGAGTGGTAATCAAACCGGTTCCTGTGTAAGTACCTGAAAATGGTACAGTTGGACCAGTATTGATTACAAAAGTACTAACCGTTGCTAATGTGACTTTAAATATTCTATTGTTGAAATTAGTGATCCCTGTCGCTCCACTGATCAAAATGAATTGATTATTAACAAGATTATGATTAGTCACTGTCAATGTTGCACTTGTTGGACTTGAAATGACTATCTGAGCAATAGGTAAACTTGGAGAGTTTTGGCCTAAATTCTGCAACTGAGAATAGACCATCACGAACCCTCTTTGATTGCCAGCCACTACCGATGGATAGCGACCTGAACTCACTTGAGAATTCCATGCAAAACTAGTATTTGCCCATGTATTAGAAGGCAAACTAAGGGATGCCCAATTAATGTCATTGAGCCTTTGCCAATATCCAAAGCATGTGAAGCAATCATCAGTTTCTGCCCATGATCCATCTAGATAGTTGTAGAAAAGAACCTGATTTGGATAGGTGAGGGTATAGGTAGCATCGTCATTATCTTCATCGCTTCTTACAGGAAAAGTCCAATAAACAAGCTGAGCATCATAGTCTCTGATACCATAGACTCTTTTGACGCCTTCATTGATATTTTGGATCTGAAATACCTCATCAGGAATCTTCTGATCTAAACGAACCACATTTACTGAATCTGTAGTGATAATACCGTAGTTTCCAACTGCATAAACTCCACGATCGAAAGGCACGATACTGAATGTAGATTCTGATCCTAATTCGGTGTTAATTTTCTGCCAGATAAAGGGTAAAATAGCATTGTTTGTATAGACAAGCTGCCAAGTTGATCTTTCAAAATAAACGATGAGAGTATCTTTAATAAATTCAGCCGAGACGATCACTTCATCTGTTGGAGCATCAATAAAGCCCCCTTTTCCAACTTGAGTGCTGCTCCATGAGTTCAATTGAGCTGATTTATTGATAGGAAAGTTATTATAAAAAGGTGTTGCAAATTGACACCAACGCGCCCTTCTTGGAAAACGAACTCCTCCTGCTAGATTTGGTCCTTCTACTGTATTTAAAACAACTAATCTTCCCTGATAAGGAAGGATAATTAGCGCTCCAAGCAAGAACTGTGTAGGAGCAACAACAGGAGTATCTGTTCCGTCTAGACCCGGATTGAAATTACTCCATCCAGTACCGGCAGCTGTTGTACCAAACCATCTGATGCCATCTCTTTCAGCAACTGGACTGGCGTTGATAGCTGCATGAAATCCAGGTACATTATTAGTAGCCCAAAAAGCATCAAAATAGTTTGTATACCAGAAAAAGTCTGAATCTGTCCCTGTCCAAACAAAAGTATTAACAGTCCCTGCAAAAGTGTTCTGTAAAATAAAGTCATTGGAGGCCACATCAAAAACATAAGTATAACGTGTGTCAAAAGCCTCTAAAAGCTCGTCATTAATAAGAGCGGGATTGACCTCTTCACGAGTCAAAAGACCCATAACAGGAAGTCCAGGGATATATACAACAGGAGCTGCGGGGGCATTAGTGGCAAGAACTCCCGTTGTTCGATTTAAAGTACCAGTAACAGCTCCTGTAGTGAGTAAAATAACAGGCGACGCTCCTCCTGGATCAGTAAGAGTGCTGCCGTTGATAATAAATGTTGCAACACCAGCAGGAATACCGCCTGGAACAGTCCCGTCTAAAAGGGTAATGTTGCCCCCTCCATCGGTTGTTCCAACAGTTCCTTTTAATCTCCCATCATTACCAACAGGAGAGAAACTAGATCTTTTCTCAATCCTTCCTCTAAATAAGTAACTATTTTCAATGATAGGAAAGCTATCGTTTTGCAGAAGGAAAGGGACAACATCTCTTCTTGCTCCATCTCGAATATTAACAACTGCAAAAGGCGCTTGTGTCACACCAATGCTCCAAAGAATATTATAGATACTTCACTAGGATCAGATGCAGCTTGAGCTGGAAAATAACCAAAGGCAGCAAACTGAAATGAACCTACGTTTTTAGCTACTTCTTTCCAAGAAAGAGGGAAATTAATTTGACTAAAGCAAGAAACACATGCCACATATGAAGTAGCTGAGAAGTTTCTAGTAAAAGCGATTGTGTAATTACCTGCACTGTTTCTAGTGACAGAGGCTATATTTAAACTAGAATTAATTGCACCTGTATTTCCATTGAAACATACCCACCCGGCTGCTCCTATGCCAGCTCCCCCTGTAATCTGAGAAACAGCACCGGCATTGCTATCATTTTGATAGAAAAGTTCAGATTTGGACGTTCCTGTCTTCGTATAAAGAGATGCAATTGGCCCAATTTGGTTAGGATTGGCAATTACTGCTTGGAATGTAACCTTTTTATGGAATCCTTGGTTAGCAACCACTGAAAATGCAGTATGATCTATTCCAAAGGCAGTATTTGCTTGTCCAAAATTAGTAAGAAGCTGGCCTTGAGACTGAGATATGATGTCTGTTGCCTGAGGAATATTTGGATCGTAGGTCATAAAATTCTCCTAAAAGCCGCTAAAAATGTTTCCAAATGGGTATTGGCCTATGGCCGTTTGTTCTGTGTATATACTTGCTGTTCTTTCACTGGTTTGTTCAACGATAGTACGTCTTAACATTAGTCTCATTTGTTCATCTAAAAGAGGTCTATATTTTTGCATGTTTTCAAAATCGCCATTATCTGCAAAGATTTTATCTGCTGCTCCGTATGCAAGAAGTTGCCACCACTCATCTAATTGAGGGTGTAGAGTACCGTTAAATGTACCGTTAGCCGCGACAAAAAAGTCTGCAGGATATTTGTAAGCTTCAAATGACACTGTATAGGCCTGATCTGGAACGGGATACAAAATCACTTGATCTTGAAAAAATACTGCCGATTGAGGTCTTGATGGCACATAAGGAACATATTGGACATTAATAGCATTCCCAGTAGGTATTGGGGATGCAAAATTATTGATAGTCAATGCCCCAGTTAGATAGTTTATCGTACCGCGCGCAAGGGCTGGAAGAGTCGATGGATCTGTAGGATCAAATAAATTACCTTGACCATCATCAACAAGAGTAATAGAAGGTGGAATACCACTAACTGGATCGGGCGCTCCTAAAGCCGAAACAAGCACGTTCCAATTGATAAATCTAGCTTCGATATCTGTAACTGTTGAATCAGAATATGCACCAGGTGGATTTGGCTTAAATCCCGGTACAATGGGTAGATTTGTTAGCAGTTGCCCAGTATATCCGCCAACAGAGTTAGTTCCTGTATAGACCGACTGTTGTAAAAAGCTTAATCTTGGGTTGATGCGGAAGAAGTTTTCTCGGCTTTCAGTGAAGTAAGACTGGTAACCTCCAATGTAAATAGGAGGCATCTCAGTAATATATAAATTAGTAGGAAAATCATAGACCGGAATATTTGCCGTTGTAGTGAATTGATGGTTATATCTCAGAGATTCCATCTTCAAATGCGCAGGCATGTCATAAAGATAGAAAGTATTGATATATTTGATGATCTCAACATCAGAAAGTTGAGTAGGAGACGGTCTTGCCGTCACCTTTCTAACCTTTGAGATAATCGCGCCTAAAGTATTTGGAAGACCTATCGACATTCTATCCTCCTATCGGAGTAAGGCTGTTTTCAAAGGCCCCTACAAGCGTCAGCGCAGGCTCACCCACGTATTGACACTGGGGCACTTGCTTATTCGTTCCTAACGTGAATGCATCATATCCTGAAGTATCGGTATTGAGCGAGAAAGTTGTTTGTCCTGTCACTGTAATAGTAAAAAGATTGCCATTTAGCTGTTGCATACCAAAATGACCCTGTAAAATAATGCGGACCTGGAAACCGGTTCGATAACCATGGTCCACAGTGGTTGTCACAATTCCAGGATTGGCTTGAGTGATGTTTGCAATTTCAGTAGTAATAGGGCTAAATGTTGCAATAGTCACTGACTCAAGCTCCCGCAAACTCCATTGATTGGAATCCAAATCTCTTCACACGTCTTGCAACGCCTATTAAAGGAACAGGAACGCCTTTCATATCTTGACCAGCACTCGGCATTGCTTGACCTTGTTGCCATAAAAATCCATGCACAGGATAAGAACACGTGCCAATATTTGGATTTGGGTTGTCAGAACAAGCACCAGCAGAGGCATCAATACCATTTAAATGGCGAGCAACATAGAGAGGAACATCGTATGTCATTCCATCTGTCATTGTCTTTGAAAAGGCTGGTACACCGTATTTTTCAGGGTACTTTCTTATATCAATTTTAATGGTTGCACCTGGGGTTTCAAAACACTGAAACATTCCTTTAACCATTCTAGTTTCTTCTTTAATCATTTGTAAAAGCTTTTCGTGAGCTAGATCTTTTTTTGATTTTGTTATTGTTGGCGCTTCGTTAAGTGGAAGCACAGATTCAGAAACTTTTTTTACACTCATAATTCTCCTTAAAGTAAAGGGGGCTTTGACACCCCCTAAGTATTAAATAGCAACGCCTCGAGTAGCAAACCATTGATACAAGCTTCCAGATGACTGAACGCCAGTACCGATAATAACTCCTCTAAAAGATACGTTTCTTGTTGCATCATCTAATGAATTCGCAACCGATCCAACCGCAGCTTCTCCAACTGGCACTACTTGAGGGAAAGTCACACCCAATGCTGCAACAGCAGAAGATGGGAATGCAAAAGCAGTGAAAGAAGAAGTGTCAATGTCAACAGTAATAGTGTTAGTAAAACCGTTAGCATCGGCAGCTCCGATTGCCACGATACGTCCTAAAAGACCATTTGCTTGTACCATTCCAAAGCCAGAAGGAACAATTAGTCTTACATCTTGACCTACGGTAAATCCGTGGGTAACAGACATAGTCACAATTGCCTGAGAGGCAGCTGAAATGTTAGTAATAAAACGTCTTACAGGATAGTAACGTGGATCAAAAGGCACCCGTCTCCAGAATCCTGCAGTACCTGCAGCACCAGGAGCGGTCATAAATGCAAGTGAGAAAGATGTATTAGCGATAAGTGCGCCAATAGTAAAATCCATACCCGCAATGTTTAATTGACCAGTAGAATTTGTGATTCTCACTACATCACTATTAGAAAGACCAGCAGTACTCGCAGTAGAAACTACTGGAGGGGTTGCATTGGTAATACCAGTAATTGCAACCGCTGCACTCAGAGGTGCAGATGCACTATCGTCAACAAAAGTGAAACCACCAGATGTAATCATAGATTCCAACTGGAGAGTCGCCGCACCGTTTGTTTTCAGATTTAAGTAAGCACTGCCCGCTGGCATTAATGATGTGCCTTCTGCACGCATAACGTTGGTATTTGCAGCAGATGAACCAATATCAGTGATATTGATCAAACGAAAGTCTTGGTATCCCGCAGGAAGACTTAGGTTTACTGCAACTCCAGCAGAGGTAAACGAACCTGTAATAAAGGAATGAAGTGGTGTAGACATAGATTTACCTCCCTTATGCTAATGTGCAGCGTAGGTTGAATACCCACGTGTCGTTTTGGATTCTTGGGACTTCTGCGAACTTGTAGCCCACAGATGCGTTCAATGCAAGTGGTCCATCATAAATAGGTGGACGATAAATGAACTGAGCGGAATATCCATCTTGCTCGATAGCAGCATAAGCTTCACGGCCTACACAGAAAATATTGTAGACGGTGTTGCCAAGTAAAGAAGCGTTTGGAGTAGTAGATCCAATGCTAGAAAGCAAGAATCTAATGTTCGCTACGTTTCCCCACTCTGCATCGAGTGTTGATTGTTGGTTAGGGTAGTTCCATTTCTGGATGAATCCAGCCACGTTGTCCAACTGTCCAATAAGGTCAGTATGTCCAAGGCCGAAGTAAGCATCACGAACTGGAGCTGTTCCAAAACGGTCTTCACCCTCGATACCAGTAATGAACGAATACGCGTTATTACCGCGCAAAGTTCTTACAACAGTATCAACGTCTGATCTTGTGATCTCAGTTGGGTTATCTCCGTTAGTTCCACCAACGCAGTTAATGAAGGTTGCAGTTGATGCAAGCATATCTCGCATTAACTGGTCTTCTGTTTGTCTTAAGCTTACACCCAAACGTTGAGCAGCTTCATTCAAGACAGGGTCTTGGTTTTGAAGAGTGACTTGTTCGTTAAGTAGGATGTAAGTGCCATAAAAGTCCATGACGGCGTCAATATTGATCGCAGTCAAGTTTTGAGGAGGAGGCGTAATCCCGCTATTGCCCAGAGGAACTGGTGCAGTAGCAAGAGGATTGTATCGTCTCATCCTAAGCGTAGTACCGCCATTTCTTGGCATTGCTTTCAAATCAGCTGGTATCTTGTGGATCATGTAGGGTACAGGAACCGATAACAACTTAAATGAAAAACTTTGCTGACATTCTGTTACTTTTGTGACCAACTTGTAAGCAACTCTTACTAATTGGCGGGGACTTTCTCTACTTATCCCTCACTATGTTTCCATAGTGTTCAGAGCACCGCATCGCTAATTACTTGATTTGGATCTATTACTCTTCCATCTTCCAAGTAACAAAGGCCGTCTTGTTTAAATTCCGCCTTCATTCCAAACCATTTATTAGCGTCTTCTCGCTTGCTACGTTCAGGCTGCAACCAATTATCAATACATGGCGTGCATACATAAGTTCCCCAACCGAATAATTCGGTCAAGTCATCTCTTGACATTTCTTTTTTACACTTTTCACATGTCCATGGACAATAATTCATTGCTTGCCCCTTGTTGCCTTCGTCATTACACGGTCAGGTTTTCAAGTCAATCAGAGAAGATTTTATTCCGGCTCAATTTCCATCAACCGGAGCTGGTAAAACGCTAGAGGTTGTAATACTCATCTAGCACCTATTTGTTATAGAGCTAGAACAGCTAAGCCCTCTTGATGGCGTCTTGCATCTCTTTCCAAAGCGACGTTTTAAGTTCTTTGGTGAGACCATTTTCGAAAAGATGAGCGTTACCGATGGCAGATTGCTTAGTTACAGCATTGACAGAAACAGGCTTTTGGCTATTTTCTAATGCCTTTTTCTTTTCTGGAGAAGAAACTTTAGACTCGCCTATACCCATTTTCTTAATCATCTTGTAAGCAGCCACTCCCTGTGCATAAGGATCATCCTTCAGCCCAAATAAGGACATTGCAAGTTCTGGCTCTGTTTGTTTTAAAAATTCAATATTTTCTTTCGAAACAACATCGGCAAAATCATTAAACTTGTATTGAAGGCGCTCGTCTACTGATGATACCTCTTTCTGCTGCAAAGCTGACTTTAGTTCACGAATCTCTTTTTTGAGATTCTTGAGGTGTTTACCCTCAACTAAATCTTCATCTTTGATACCAGAATCGTCTTCATCCGCCTTAACAGGCGTTTTAAGCTTCTGAACACTCTCAGCAAGTTCTTTATTTTGCCTCTCTAGTTCTTGCATTTTGCGCCTAGCCTCTGCCCAGTTCTGTGCTTGGATTTTATTCGTCGCACTTTCTTGGGTTTCTTCTTGACGCTCTGGTGCTTGTTCCGCTATTGATGGTTGAGCGACTTCCGGTGAGGATTGCTCCTCTCTGCCCGTATTTTCATTATCCGGCACTTGCACATTCCTTTGGACTGGCGAGATCCTTTTCAGCCACTTTGAAGTTGACAGCTATACGTAGCCACCGATTTGTAACTTCAATTTTTATTTGTATGTCAAACCAATATTTTTATACAAGACATTTCAACTGTACGATAAATTCGTACAGATGGAATCTATCAAGTTTATTTCTCTTTGGCAGCACAATGATCGATCTAATTTAGAATATAATCTAAACTACTGGATGGCAGCTCACATTATTCATTCCGTGCAAGTTTGGAATACAGAAGGGTTATGGTGTGCTTCTGTTCTTTATTCTTATAAAGAAAGAGATAAACAAGAAGAAAAATTAGAACATTTGAAAAATTTTGCTATCAAAGAAGATCTACAGAACAAATGAATAAATACACAGAACATTCATTTTACGAACAAAAAATCAGCCCCTATATCTTTTTAGGAAGGTGTTTTGAAGTAAAAGACTTTCTAACACTTGTATTTATATTAAAAGAATGTAACGAATGGAAAGAGAAGTTGATTTGGAAATATCGAGAGCAGGGTTACGAATTCTATGATCTTTCGGTAATACCCGATGGAGATAGAGTAAATTACAGAATATGCCTTGTAGAAAGAAGTGAACTTAAGGTAGCCCCCCAGACTCAAACTGCTGACACCATTTCACCAAATCTTCATGGTAAAGCTGTTTGTTTTTCAGAATAGTAGTTGCCTCTATTGCCGTAGGAAGAGTCCAAAGAAGCTTTCTATCCCCTTTTTCATTAGCTTCCCACACATCGTGAGTAAAGTTAGCGTAATCACGTCTTAAGACCTTTGCTAGTGGTTTACTTTGACGAGCAATATACCACTGACGGAGAACATTTAAAGCCCAAGGTTCCTTTTTCTTGAGTATTACAACAAAAAAGGGTGATGAATACTTCGACTTATTAGCTGCAATTGTAGCATCTAACTCTTCAAAATACCTTGGAGTGAGCGCATCCAAGGTATCCTGAACAGTTTGCATTTCTTGAGGTTTCGAGAGGATATCAAGAACTGCTTTACCAACAGAGATTGGCTTTTTTTGATCTGGAAACTGGATAATTTTAGGTGGCTTTTCAACCATTATTTCTTTTTCTTGCCAGCTTTAGCCATTTTTTCCATTTTGGCTTTACCGTACTTCTTAATACCAGCAGCAGCGGCAACAGCAGCTGGATTAGAAGCACCAGACGCAGCCGCTTTCTTTTCTATGGCCTTAAAACGAGCGCCCGATCCTAGTTTTGGTTTCTTCTTCATAGAGTCCTAATGTTGTAAATAGGGCATGTCTAAAGCCTTTTTATCGTTGGCTTTTGGCTTTCTTACCTTTATACCCTTTCTTTTCATCACATTTTCCGCAATCTTTTGAGCTTTTCCCCCGGGACGCAGCATTACCATACTTTCCATCTCCAGCTTTTTTATTAACTCCATCATCTTTGATTCTCAGAAATCCCGCTATTGTCTTTGAGAGTCGAGGCAAAAGAGTTGATAATTCCATCACGGTACTCCTGATCTTTAGAATAATCTACCATGATAGGATCCGCTGGCATGTTAGCAAAATCCTTTGCTCCCATACGCTTGGCAGGTTGATTCTGGATTAAAAAACTGTAGTTGGCACCACCATCTCTTTTCTTAGACATAGAGCCTCTTAATGTTGATTAGAAAGATACTTGTGCGAAGTTGCTTCAGCTCTTCCATTCTCTTTATCAATATTTCCCATAGTATCATCTAAAACTCCAGGACCAAATTCATGAGCTTTAGGATACATTTGCATTTTTACTGCAGAAGGCATGTTAGCAAACTCGCCTTTTCCCCAGTATTTTCCTTCTCTTTCTGATTCTCCACCAACGATAGGATCGCTGTGGTGTTTTTTACCTTTCATTTTCATAACAAACCCCTTGTTTGCAATTTAATTTTAACTTTACACGAATTCAGTAAATTCTTTTTACCTTTTTTTTCTATGCTGTATAAGATGGAGCTACTGCACGTGTTTGCTCTGCTAATTTTGTTTCTTGTTCTTGGGCTCCTTGTTGTAATGAGCGGATAATGTTAAGAGCTTTTTCAAGTTGCCCTAAATCGATGTCAGTAAGCTCTTTAACCGCTTTAATACGATCAAGCACACCCAAGTCTCTATCTTTTTGTGCCTCAGCTAATCGCTCAACAGCGAGGGCTCTATTTTCTTCAATACGCGATGCCCTTTCAAGTCCTAAACCTTGGTTAGCGACCGCTTTTGCATCAAGATCTTTAATTTGAGCCTGAAGGACAGCTACTTGAGCTTCGTGTTGTTGCTGTGCCATTTGTTGTTGCTGTTGCTCGGCTTGTTGAATAGAAGCAACGAGCTCGTCTTTATTTTGAAGCGTTGATGATTTGATAAGCAGGTCAGTTGGTACAGGAACTCCAAGTTCTTTTAATTGAAGCAGTTGAGCAAACTGCATCTGCTTTTGAGTGGAAGTATTTAAACCTTCTTCAACAACAGCATCATATTTTCCAAAGGCCCTATTGTAGAATTCAGGAGTAGGATCATCGCCTAAGATACGTTTTACTTTTCCAGGTGTCCAGTTCTGCTGAATAATCCTAAGTTGTAATTCACCAAGGAGGCGCTGCGACATGTCCAGCTGATCAAAAAGGATTTGCAGGGTAGTCAACCCCGCGCCTTGTCGTAACATAGATAAAACACCAGCCTTGTCATCTTGCGCAGCACCTAATAATTCTTCATTAACACCCGATATTTCAGAAACTTCTTTACCGAGTAATTCTGATAACTGAATCATTGAAGGAGGAACTTGAGGAGCTTGAATTGGAATAGCCGAGTCACCAAGAGGTCTTCCTGTTTCTTTGATAGCTAGTCCTCTTCCTTGACCTTGCAAAAATACATCTTTAGGATTGACCAGATCGTTTTCACGATACATAAACCCTGATGTTATTTGTGATTCCAAAATATCCAGCTCAATGATACGACGGCGATTATAAAGATACTGAGCATCACGTAAGCCGCGAACCACTCCTTGAACGCGCCATGGGAAGTAAGGAATATGAGGCTCGTAATAGCCCCAAACAGGAACGAAAGGATAGCGGTCAATACCCAAAGGACTAGGTCCATTGTACATCACCTTGCCTTGTACCACTACCGCAAGCTTGACAGTGGGAATTTCTTGATCAATAACAATAACTTGAGGAAATGCGCGGTTAAATTCTCTTAAATCCTCATCGATTCCACGCCATTCCATAGTTTCGCCAGTTTGAGGATCTACAAGCATCTTTTGCAACCGGGTATCTAAATACCAAAACTCGTCATAAATGAGTAGGTCTTGCATACCGTAGTTATAAGCTTCTGGCATAAACTGAAACTTGCCATCTCGATTACCCCATCCACGCATGTTTTTTATTTCATCTTTGCGCCCAGGTAGTAGTGCTTCGCATTGCGTTCTAGAAACGTATTTTCTAGTCCAGATGTTGTTACAGTCTGATAGGTCCATCTTCTTGAAATAGGGGTCGATCAGATAACCATTGTAAGCAACATTATCCACGCAAAAATCGCCATTCACAGGATCGGTACGATAATCCATCCAACAAGAAAGAAGGTTCATTCCTGTAGTGATTGCCCCTTCAAAGGCATCAGAGATAGTTTCAAGGATTCTACCACGTTGATTTTGATGGAAAAGAAGCTTAGTGAATTGAGAAGAAGTATGCTCATTAGAATTTTCAATTGCCGCGACAACTGTAGACTTGCGATGCTGTCTTTGATATCCCGTTATCATGTTAATGACACGTCGAATCCTATTGAAGTTGAATTGGCGACGACGGAATGCGGGAAGGTTGCCATAAATGTCATTCCACAAAGTTTGATCACCCGCCTTGAAACGATTATCAATATCGGCTTCACTCCAAAAGCTTTGATTGATCTGAATGTTTTTGGAATACGTATAATCCATCATCTTTAAAACGCTATTGTCTTGATCTACGTAATAGGTGTCCGAAAGCTGAGGAAACAAAGTCATAGATACCTAGTGAAAAGAAAATTTACTTTACAATAAACCATTGAGCCATTCTGTTCAAAAAAAGATTCAGTTAGCTAAAAACTCTTTACATTCGTAAAATCCTACTCCTTTTAACTTCTTAAAGCGAAAAATATGCTAATGCTATATATAGGGATGACATGAAACTGATTGAGTTAACAAACGAAGAAGTCCACTTGCTAATCAACATCCTCGAGAACGAACAATATGAATTAGAGCACGAAGATGAAATTGATGATCGTGTTTCTGAAACGATTGCGGTCATCGTAGATATCACGGAGAAATTGCTGAAATGAAACAACACAACGTAACTTATTTACTTTCTATAATAGTTGCTGGTATTTCTTTGTATTTCGCACTAACAGGAAATATTCCAATGGGAGTTTTTATCCTGACATCCAATATCTATATGAATTTAGTGAGCGTCTTATGTGAAATCAGACAGGGAAAGAAATGAGGAAACTTGATCTTAACGAAGACGAATACTTCTTAATTTACCATGCAATTTCCAAAACCGAAACATACTACCAAAACAAATATTTAGACACTTTGATGTTTAGACCTGATGAAAACCCTTTAGAATTTAAGAGAACGCAAAAAGAATATACAGATCTTTGCTTAAAATTCTCATCTTTTATGAAACAATTTATAGATAAAAACCATGAAACAACTTGAGTTCTTCGAACGCACCTATGAGCAAAAGATGCAGAACATGGACAAAAGAATCAGACGTGTGCAAAAGGATCTAGCTTGGCTTATGTCAATCGAAGAGCTACGACAACAGGTGCAGAAGCAGAAAACGATAGAACAGCCTACAGGAAGGCAAATGGAGATGTTTGGCTAATGTTATTTAATCGTCACTTTAGAGATATCATAGAGTCTCATTTTGATACATCCGAAGAGGCATATAAATTCGCTTTGTGGTGTTTTGGAGAAGGGTTTGAAAAGATATATAGAGAAGATCTTCCTAAAAGATGGAATGCACTACATGGAAATAAGCTTAAGATACAAGGATCAGGAAGACCTGAAGAGGATATCGTTGGTATGAAGGCTTTGTATATTGAAGAAAAGGAGATGTTTAGATGAAATTAGTGATTGTTTGGTCGAACGGCGATAAAGAAAAATTTGATGTATCTGATGAATATGCTGAAAGTTTCAAAAAAAATCCGCCATTTATGAAAAGTCATTTTAGAGAATGGAATATACATCTCGGGTTAATGGGTCTCAATATGGAACATGCTAGAAAAGTATATTTAGAATAATAAATGGAGATGATCGGATGAGCCTTTGGTGGTTATTGGGGTGTTTTTTTGCTGGATTTCTCTCATATTCAGTTAATCATAGTTTTTTGTGGGCTGCCCTTCATTATTGTTGCACTTGGTTTTATGTGGCTTATTGGTTTGTGTTTTATAGCGGATGGTTTCTATGAAATGGACTAAGTTTAAGGATATTCCTCCCCCCGAATACGACTGGGTTTTAGTTCGAGATGGAGAAGGAAAGGACTCTGAGTCTGGAGCGATTACCTTTGCAAGATGGACAAAGAAAGGTGGATGGGAGTTCTTTGATCATGATGGAACGGAAAGAAGATGCGGCCCTTTTCACGGAGATAGTTACGGATTTATAGATGAAAAAAACATTACTGAGTGGCTTTATGTCGATACGTGGGGGAATTGAATGAAATGGACTAAGTTTTCAAGTGGTGAACTTCCTAAAACTAGATTTGTTTGGATTACAGATAACGAAGAAATTTGGATTGATAATATTTCCATACATCATTCTGGACTTTTAGAGAACGCATGGAAAAGATTTATGTGTGACCTTAGAGAAGGTTTATCATTTTCTGAAATAGAAACACCTGAAATTCCGAAGAAGGAGTTGCATAGATGTGAAGGTGAGATAGGTAAGTTTTCTTTTACATCCACTGCAAAATGGGTTTGTGAAGAAAGCGAAGGAAAATTGACTTATTTTGAATCATATGACGATAACACGACTTACTCGGAAGTCAAATTCTGCCCCTTTTGCGGCTACTCGATAAAGGAGAAGGAATGACCCGTTGCTATTGCTGTGAAAAAGATCTATTAGGTGCAGTTCCTATTTTGCATGGATACATTTTATGTTTTCCGTGTAGGGATAAAATTAAAAATATCCCTGAGCAATGGAACAATCTAACAGAGGCTAAAGGATTTCAAGAGGCTTATAAAGCATTAATTTATTTTGTTATGGTTAATAATTTACCCTCCAATTGTTTGGATTCCATTACACACATGCTCGCTAGTTATTTTGATACTTCTAGGCAATTTATGAAGATCATGCAGGAGAAGGAATGACCACTGAAAAGCAATACGAAGACATTTTGCGATATACGCTTCGTGAGGCTTATACAAATCTATTGCTTTATGGGACATTTTGTATGGATAAGGAACTGACAAAAGACATTCAAGAAGTGAAAAAAAGTCAAGAACAGCAGATAGAAAGGAATAGTTTATGACACTAGATAAACAAATCGAGGCTGATTTCAAGAGGCATGGCACTTTGAGCGAAACTTACCTTATGAGGAAATATAATCTTACATGGGAACAGGCTAGAGTTTACTTGAGAGAAAAAGACTGGGAAAAGATGTCGAAACTCTTCTCCCCTGAAAAGGTAATTAAGGAATATAAGTTTAATACGATTAAGTCAACACCATTAGACAGAAAGAATTAATTTATAGGCCGATACTTGATGTTATGTTAAGCAACCTGTATTTTAATTTTGATTAAACAATTTAGTAATTATCAAACAAATCATTTAGGAAATTATGGTTGATTTTAAAAGATTAGATTCTGACGAATTTAAATCATCTTTTGTATATAGACCACCTAAAGATTGTGAAATTCCTCCAGTAGTGGATAAGGATTCAAACATAAAAAAGAAAGACATGCTTGAAGTGATGGACCAGAAACTTGAATCGGGTGAACTTATTAGAGTTGGAATGTTTGTTAAGACGAATCCTGATTATAAGAAATAGGGCTTGATTTTTATGAAAACAAAATTCGCTGACCACTGTGATGATTGCAAAAAGTCTCTTCATGTTCACCTTTCTTATTTTAAAGGATGCTCCAGTTTGACTGGTAAAATTCGATTGTGGTGTGAGCAATGTTTGCCCAGAGCAAAAAAGGAACAAAATGAGAATCAAAACCCTAAGAGAAATGATTAAATCCTTTCTTGTAGACTTTTTTCATATTTACATTGCCGTCCCTGTTAAATATAGAACAAGGGTTTTAGTGAATTGTAAAGAATTCGTTCAATTTAGAGACTATTCCATTTTTTACAAAACTACATTTATGGATTTCTGCTATAGAAACGATTTAGACTGGATTAAAGAGGTTTCTGAATCTGTTGCTTTGAATGCATACAAAGAAGATGAGAAAAAATGACCAGCACAATCCTTACCTACCTCTGCAACCTCTGCAAAGAACGCAAAGTAGGCGGTCTCATGGTCAAGAATAGGGGTAAAGTTTCGCCGAGATGTTTAGAATGTGCTGCCAGAAAGAAACGAGAGGCTAACACTAGTCCTAGAACTCCTTTAAGTAAGCATCCTTGGAAGATATTGGGACAGGCTAATTACCACAGGAAAAAGGAGCAGAGATACGGATGAGATGGATAAGTTATCACCTCGTATGAAAAGACTTAAAAGGTCAGGGCTAATAGGTTGTTTAGATGGAACTGGAGTTACCTCAGAAAATTATAAAGATAAATTAATGGAAAAAATGGAATGGATAAAAGTCACTGATCAATTACCAAAAGAATACGAAAGAGTTTTGGCCTATGGTAAATCTCTATGCGGTAGTTGTCACCTCTTTGAAGATAAAGTTATAGAATATTGCGTTTTTAAAAAAGGTGAGTTTGAATTTGGCGAATATCAATGTCCCTTCGAACCAACACATTGGACGCCTCTTCCCTCTACTCCAAAGGATAATTAATGAAATGGATTAGTGTTAAAAACGAAAAACCCCCTCTGAGCATTCCTGTATTAGCCACAGACGGAAATCTGATTTTCGTTTCGATTCGATGGATTGAACAAAACGATATGAGATTCAAAACTAAAGAAACTGAGTATTTTAAATCTGTTATTTGCACTTGTTGCAATGAGGAATATAGAGACGCTGAATATAGGATAACTCATTGGATGGAAATGCCTAAGCCACCAACAATCTCCATAGAAAATATAAAAGCAGGTGAACCAAGAATTTTAAACGACGAATTTATAAGGATAATTAATGGAATGGATTAGTATTAAGGATCGAATGCCTGAAATAGACGGAGATTATTTGTGTTTCGCCATTTGTCCTAAAAGTAAAGTAAGTCTGATCTACCAACGTCCATATATGATAAAATTTGGATTCATTCCTATCGAACATCATAAAATGATATCTCACTGGATGCCGCTTCCTGAAGAACCAAAGGACTAGAATGGAATGGATATCAGTTGAAGATAGACTTCCCCAATTAAATGAACCCGTATGGATCTATTGGAGAAATAGAGAGGTGGTCATTGGCTGGAAAACTACACTTCAAGGTGAGCCATCAGAAGGTTGGTATTCCTTTCACGGTGGAGATAAATGTAGGTGGGCTAAATGGTGGATGCCGATTGATCTTAAAAACAAACCTGAACCGCCTAAGGAGTAATATGGAATGGATTAAAAGATCAGATCAAGAGCCTGAAGATAATACGGATATCTTTATCTGGAAAAATGAACCTTCCGAAGGTGGTTCAGTTGGTTGGTATTGCGGAACATTTAAGAATGGTGGTCTTTATGTTTTTGGTAGCATGAAATCTAAACCTCTCAAAATATTTTCTCATTGGATGCCAGAAATGCTCTCTCCTAAGGAATGTTAAAATGCGCACTTTCGATTTGTTAAAATTAATCCCATCTATCTCACTGAGGAATTGTTAAAATGTCAAAAGTGAAAAAGTTAACCCTACTTAATCTGATTTCAACTGGATTAGAAAGAAATCAAAAGCTCAAAGCTCTTTTGCATGAACAAATCAAAGAGAATAAGCATCCATGCAATTGCTACGAGTATTCAGATATTCCTTGTGCGTGCGCTAAAGTAGACAGAGCAGATTTAATCAAACTTTTGGAGATTCTTTTAGATGACAATTGAAGAGGAATTATCTTTAATCGAAAATGGTTTCAGATGGTTAAATAGAGGGGGCGCAAAACTCTTCATTCTTCTGAAGAAACCCTCACACTATCTGACTGCCGAAGAATGTATGTATATTCACCATACTTATGGTCTGAGAGTTCAATTTTTAGTCATTCTTTTGACAAGTCATGGATTTGAATTTGATAAAGAGGGCTTCGCTAAATTACTCTATGAAGATAAGGAAGAGATGAAGCGTTGTGTTCCATGTTGAATTGAGATTCTTTTAGAGGAATAAAAACCCCCAGATCATCTAGCTGACGCATAACGTCAATTTATCGATGATCCAGGGGAAAAATAAGGTCTTTGTTCTTACTCATTAAATCAAAATCTATAGTTAGGATCAATAGGGTCCCTAAAGAATCTAGGCAACTCTTGCCCATAACCACGAGTTTCGTTGTATCTGCGCTCTAAATCTTCTGGTTTTGTTGGTCTTCCAGATTTATTAATAAAGTGTGTATAAACAGCATAGCGAAGCGCATCTAAGGCATGGTCGTTTTCCTTAATTGGCTTTTCTTTGCCTGTTTTTGCGCATTTAGGGTCCCATAAGTATGATTGGAATTCTTTGATCAAGTTAGTGCAAGCGCGGCATATCTTAAGCGCTCCGATTTCTAGATGCGTAGAAACAAAGCGTATACCGTCATTAACATCGTTTACCGCCTCGAAAATATTGCCGATACCCCTCTTTTGCAGCTCAACACGAAAAGACACAGCAGAAGGGTCAATATAGATAGCACAAACAGGCAAGCCCTGTATAAATTTCTCAAGATCTTCAGCATATTCGTAGTCTGTTTTCTGCCTTTGAGAGGCTTTTGAATCGAAGTAATATTCACGCTCTACCCAAACATTGGGGAAAGAATCCGGATTATAACCCACAAGTAAAAAAGCGCAAGGTTAATTGTTGCAATAATCACCGCCAACAAAATAAGAGTTGGCTTGAGATAAAGGAAAATCAAGCACATGACGAAACTCA